CATATCAATTACTTTTACTTCGTTTTGATCTGACATAAGTCCAGTTCCAAAGAATAAGTTTGATTTTTGAGCAGCTACTGCATCGTTATCAGAAAGTCCAGGAGCGTTAACTACTTGAATTCCATCAAATGATAATGAGTTACCCATATTATACCATTGAGTACCTTGAGCGTTTGTACCTGCAGCACCTAATCCTGATGCACCGAATCCGCCTAAAGCTCTAATATAGTTTCTGTACATATTAGATGGTAAATAGATAGCTAAATCTTCAGCACCATATACTGCTGTAGGAATAGCGTCAGCTATTTTTCCTAGTTCTTCTATTACGTTTGCAGACGTAGATGCTGTACCTGTTACATCGTTTACGTCACCATCAGCACCTAAAGTTGTGATAAAACCTGCGAATTCGCCTTGGTTCGAATCTGTTCCAACCCAAATGTTTTGTTCCATTTTTTGAGCTACTTTATCTGCTACGTGAGCAATTAAAAAGTCAGAAAACTTAGGAGGTAAGTTATCAAATGCAGAATATCCCATTTGTACTGCTTCCCAATCTGATCTGAAATCTTTTTTACATAATTCTAAGTTTACCTGAAATTCTTCTGGTTGTAAGATTCTTTCAGTTAAAGTTAGCGTTGAAGTATCTGTAAAGTCACAAGTACCATCTTTTACGATACCATCTGTTGCGACTTTTTTCATTACTTGTTTGTATTTTACATTAGGTACTACTGAAATGTTACCCTCTGCTAACGTTTTACCTGATAATAGAGCAGCTGAAATATATTTTCCTGCAAATTCACCAGCATACGTTGTTGTTATTGAAGTTGTTGTTGCCATTATTTAATTAATTATTGTTAGAAATTGCTTGTAATACTCTACCATAGGTAGTGTTTTGATTTGAGTTAACTGCAAACTTTGCACCTAGTTTTTCTTCAATGTTTTCAGGTGAATGTTTGATGCCTTCTGCCGCAGGTTGAGATAATTCTTCTTGCTGTGACATTTCCTCTTTTTCCTTATCGCCTGATATAGCATCGATAAGTCCTTTGATTTGCTCTTTTACTTCTTCAACAGATTCTGCTAAAGCTGTAAGTTCCTCTTTAGTAGCGTAACCCATTTCAGATTTTTCTTCTTCCTGAACTGGTGCTTCTTCAAGGTTAGTATCTTCTACTGCTGCTGCAGTTTCGTCTACTACTTCTTCTGAATTTTTGATATCTTCTATCATACCTTCTGTTTTAACGATTAATATTCTATTGTCCGAAAGTTCGTACTCACCAATAGGTAAGGGAACATTCTGATCCTCTGTTTTAATAAATACTTCGCTACCCGATTCAAATTTATCAGCAGTTAGCACAGTACCGTTCTCCAGAGTTATTTCTTCTAAAGAAATTTGTTCTAATTTAACGTCTACATTATTAGGATCAACACCTAATAAAGTTTTGACCTTTGATAATATCTCTGTAGCATTCATAACTATATAATGAATACACGATATTTTTTTACATTTTGTATTAGAGAAATTTTAAATACGCCCTATTCCTTGCGCTTCTAATGAACCATCACAGCATTTACGACTATAAGTGTTGTCTGGACACAAACAAGCCCTTCTAGCACCTTTAGGTGACGTTCTACTAGGTGTTTTATAATGTTTATCTTTCTTTGGCATTATTTACAAATACAATATTCGCAGTTACACATATTATCTTTTTATAGGTACACAGTTAGGTACTTTTCTTCCATTCTTCATTTTAGTACCAATCATTTCGTAACCTGATTGACAAGGTTTTTTTAAATCTTCGCTGTGTTGTTCACAAGGCATATACCATTTTTTACCTTCGTATTCGTGTACGTGATAACCTTCGCACCCTAAGTCTTTTGCCATTTGTTCAGCTTTTTCTTGTAAAGAATATGCAAGGCGATCATCTATTATAGCATATTGTTCGTTTATTACTTCTGAATATAAATTAAGTTGTTTTATTTTACTTTCTGCCCAACTTTTAGCTGATTTACCACCCCATAATAAATAACTTATAGTACCACAAGCAGTTGTATCGCTAGGATCATAATATTCTTCTGCTCTAGATAAATAACTATACATTCTTTTAATAGTTTCGGTACTTACCTTTTCTTTTTTAGCTAATTGTTGCGCTCTTATCTTACCTACATCGGTTGCACACTTGTTATTTACTTTGTCGTTTAGTTCTATACCTCTTTTAGCATTATTAGCAACAGAATCTGGATAGTCGTTAAAACTTTCTAGTGTTACTTCTAAGCCATTAACAATATCTTTTAAGGTAGATAATAGATATTCCGCTTCCGCTCTTTCTATTGCGCTTAAATCATCTTTTCTATATGTAGACTTGTCTTGAAAATAACCTTCTATTGAAAAACCTTTTACAGCACCTGTTTTAACAAATTCTTGCCATACTTTATCTGAATTTACCTTTACACTACCTACCCAAGTACCAACAGGGTATTTTAAACCATAAAATGCAGTTTTGTCTTTTATAGGATCTTCTACTATCCAGCTTTCTACTAAACTTAAACCTTTTAGTTGCATTTGGTGTTCTAGTGTCGCATTGTTTTGGTTACCTTCCATTAAATACATTTCACTAGCCTTACGAACTGTGTCTTTACTAAAATATATATAATATTCGCCTTCTTCGTTAACTCGAAGTATTGGTTTATTAGGTATAAGTAAAGCACCTAGTAATATTCTCTTTTCATCATCAACTTCTGCTAATTTATACTCAGCGTCTTTATTAAGTGTAATAAAATCTTCTTCTATTGCTGGTTTCTCTACAATAGATATAGCTTCTATACCTGAATACTCTTGTTCTTCGTCTAGTATAAGTTCTACTATCTTCATAATTATATAATATATTTATTTATGTTTTTTTTATATTCCACTTTCGTTTATAATATTTCTATCTAATTGTTGTGCCGTTGTAACATCTCCTGACACTACATATGCTTTAGTAGGCGGTTGGTTGTTTAGTGTTTCAGCTATTTGATTTAACGGTGATTGTCCTACTACATTAAATGCTGGTGCTTGTGCTATTGGTGCTGCTGCTGCCGATACTCCTGCCGCACCTGATCCACCGCCTGGAACTTTTGTGCTTACTATATTTTTAACTGCACTAAAACCTGTTGTAAGTGCTGTAGCAAATCCAATTAAACCTAATGGGAAAAATGGTTTACTATCTAGTGCTGTTGTTGCTGCTTTATATGTACTCATTATTGCTTCCGCAGTTAATGCTGCTTTAGCCGCTGCGCTATTTTCATTTAATGCACCTGCTATTGCTTTTAAACCGTCTTTAGCTAGATTAAATTTCATATCTGCTAAATTTTTGTCTAATAGTTCTTCTTCTGCATTAGCTTCAGCAACTAATCTAGTTTTTTCTGCTTCTGCTTCTTTAAAAGCAGCCGATTCTTTATCTAATAATTTTTCTTGTTCTGCAAATACATCTAATGCTAATTTTTTTCTAGCTTCTGCTGCCTCTTGTTGTATTCTTAGTTTTTCAAACTCATTATCCGTTAAGTTTATTAACGATTGCCTTTCTGCTTCTTCTAGATCAAATGTTTGTTGTAAAAGATTAGTTTGTAAATCTACAGATTCTTGTATTAAAGCATTTCTATTAGTTAATTGTTCAGATTCTATACCGCCTAATCTCTCAGTAACTTCTAGTTTTAAGTTTTGCGCTCTAATTAATTCTTCTTGTAAATCTATATCATTTTCATTTAGTGCAGCTTTTGCTTCTGCTGAAGCTAATTGTAATTCTGCTAACCTAAGTTCTTCCTTTGCACCCTCCTGTAATATCCTAGCTAATTCTTCATTTGCAGCTATTCTATCTTCAATACTTTTACTTACATCATCTCTTATTTGTCTTTGTTCTTCTGCTGCTTGTAATGTAACTAATCTTTGTCTTTCTTGTTCGGCTGCCGCTAACCTAGCTGCGTTTGCTAAATCTACCGATACTTTAACTGATTCTGCTGTTTCTGTTACATAATCCTTTATTGCACTTGCCGCATTAGTTACTTTTTCTTTAACATCTTCAAAACTACCATCAACACCTGTTACTATATCTACTGCTTCTTTACCTGCTGTTTTTAAATCTTCTACGGCTCCTGCAAAGTCTCCCTTGAATAGTTTACCTACAGCTTGACCTATTATACCTAAAGTTTCTTTAAACTCGTTAAACCTATCTATAATGCCTTCTTTAATAGAAGTTGCAAATTGTTTTATATTTTCGACAGGATCTTCAAAAAACGCTTTAAATGCATTTGTAATGTTTGCAGTATTATCAACTATTAAATCAACAAAATCTCTAAATATTTTTGATATCGTACCTGTAACTACTGCTAAACCATCTGCTGCTTTTTGGTTAGATAAAAATGCATCCGATAAAAATTGGAATGCTTTTAAAAATATACCTATACCTAATGCTTTAAAAGCTAAACCTATACCTGATATGCCTTTACGAACTTTATTAGCTGCGCCTTGCAATCTTTTAAAACCTTTTTCGGTAGTTTTAGTTTGTTTCTTACTTTGTTTTTCTACATCTTCTATAGAGCTTTTTATTTCGTTAAACTCTTTTTGTATAGATTCTAAATCTTTTTGTAGATCACCAACTTCAACTTCTAACTCTATTGTTTTTTTAACAGCCATCTTCTTTTTAATTTATATTTGCCTTTTGCTATTAGCACGTTCTCGTCTTTGCTTTTAGAGTATTTTAATAATTCGATTATGCTGTGTAACATATATATATAATAGTTTTA